TACAACTGGCCGGGACAGTTCAAACCGTTTGCGCATCAGAAGCAGACTTCAGACTTCCTTACTCTGAACCCCAAAGCCTTTTGCTTTAACGAGCAGGGTACTGGTAAGACGGCAAGCGTGATATGGGCCGTCGACTACCTGATGAACTTGGGTGTGCTTCGCAGAGTGTTAGTGATCTGCCCGTTGTCCATCATGAAGTCCGCTTGGCAAGCTGACCTGTTTAAGTTTGCCATCCACCGTACTTGCGACGTAGCCTATGGAGATGCTAAGCAGCGTAGGAAACTGATTGAGCGCGGGGCTGAGTTTGTCATCATCAACTTTGACGGAGTGGAGATCGTCAAGGACACCATACTAGCCGGTGGGTTTGATCTGATTGTGGTAGACGAAGCAAGTGCATACAAGAACCCTACTACCAAACGGTGGAAGGTACTGCGGGACATAGCTGCTAAGTGCAAGGGTATGTGGATGTTGACCGGCACACCAGCTGCGCAATCCCCGGTAGATGCCTACGGCCTAGCCAAGCTAATCAACCCCACGGGTACACCCAAGTTCTTTGGGCAGTTCCGTGACCAAGTGATGTACAAAGTAGGTGAGTTCAGGTGGATACCCAAGCCCACTTCACAAGAGGTGGTGCATAAAGTACTGCAGCCAGCCATACGATTTGAGAAGAACCAGTGTCTTGACCTGCCCGATGTGACCTATGTGGAACGAGATGCACCGTTAACCCCACAGCAGATGGTTGCGTACAGGGCGATCAAGTCTCAGATGTACATGGAAGCAGCGGGAGAGTCCATATCGGCAGTCAATGCAGCGGTCAAGATTAACAAGCTACTTCAAATATCTGGCGGCTCAATCTACACGGACACTGGAGAAGTTGTTGACTTTGACGTAAGCAATCGTCTACGGGTGGTACAAGAAGTTATCAACGAGGCTAGCCACAAGGTCTTGGTATTTGTACCCTTCACGCATACGATTGACTTACTGCATGAGTACCTAACTAAGAACGGCATCACATCGGATATCATCAACGGTAAGGTATCAGTGAACCGACGGCACGACATCATCAGCCGGTTCCAAACCGACCCTGACCCTAGGGTGCTGATCATCCAGCCACAGGCTGCATCACATGGCCTGACCCTGACCGCTGCCAACGTAATTATTTGGTATGCGCCAGTGACCAGTGTAGAAACGTACCTCCAAGCCAACGCCCGTATCAATCGCCCCGGTCAGAAGAACCCTATGACCATCGTGCACATAAAGGGTAGCGCTACAGAGGCACGGTTGTACAGTATGTTGCAGACCAACATAGATAGTCATACAAAAATAATTGACTTGTACCGCAGAGAAATTGAAGCGGGTACTTGACAAAGTCAAGGTGTGTGGTAAACTGTGGATCGTGGGCATGACGTATGCGGCCCATCAACCTAAGGAGCTAGTATGGAGAACGAAGTAGTTGCGCCAGAACCAGCTGTCCCTGCCGATGCGCTCGCTGACATCTACATCAAGATTCGTAGCGCTAGGGAAAAGCTGAAAGAGGAGTACGAGGAAGGCGATAAGCATCTGAAGGAACAGCTGGATGTAATCGCGGAAAAGATGCTGTCCATTTGCAAAGATCAGAATGCGGACAGTATCCGTACCAAGTTTGGTACGATCATCAAGAAGGTAGACACTCGGTATTGGACAAGTGATTGGGACTCTATGTACCAATTCATCCAAGAGCACGATGCGTACGCCCTACTTGAACGACGACTGCATCAAACCAACTTGAGACAGTTTTTAGAAGAAAACCCCAACCTGTTACCAGCGGGTCTGCAAGCCGATAGTAAGTACACAATAATCGTTAGAAGGAGCAAAGCATGAGCAATCTGAGCATTTTCAAAGTAGACGCACCTGTATCCAAGCGGGCATCTGAAGTCAGTGAACTTACCAAGTCGCTGAACACCAACACCAGTGGTGGACGCCGTATCTCTACCCGTGGCAACAAGTTCCGCAAAGTGGTTGGCGGTGAGGAAGTTGCGAAGCTCAATAGCAGCGAGCTGAACGTAATCATCATCAACGCGCTGCCCAAAGTATCCCGCCAGTACTACGCTAACGCATACGATGCAGAAGCTGCACCAACCCTGCCGGATTGCTGGTCTAACCTTGGTGATGTACCCGATGAAGCCGCTGCCAACCCGCAAGCCAGCAAGTGCATCTCTTGCCCACAAAACGTGGAGGGTTCGGGTAATCGTGGTTCCTCTCGCGCATGCCGCTATACGCGACGCATTGGGGTACTGCTTGAGGGTGATCCCAGTGGCGATATCTACCAAATCAACTTGGCTTCCAAGTCACTGTTTGGTAAGGGCGAGGGCAACACCCATCCGTTCGAGAGCTACATCAAGTTCATTTCGGGCAACAACAAGAGCATCGACCGCGTGGTGACTGAGATTAGCTTGGACGAAGACTCTGATGTAGCCGTCATGCAGTTCACCCCACTGCGTCATTGCAGTGATGAGGAGATTGATCTGGCTATGGGAGCTGCTACCACTGCGGAAGCACAGAGCGTAGTGCGTCTGACTGTTGCCGCCCGTGATGGTGTGAAGAAGCTGCCCCCAGCAGTGGAAGCTAAGGCCGCTCCCAAAGTTGAAGCCGTTGAGGTAGAGGAAGTAGTTGAGGCAGAAGTGGTTGAGGAACCGACCAAGCGTCAGAGCAAAAAGGCAGAGCCGCCAGCTGCCAAACCTGCAAAGAACTTGGCTGATGTGGTCAGCGCTTGGAGCGATGAATAAATGAGCAACGGGTACAGCGCAAAACTTATCCAACTGAACCGGAAGGCCAGCAAGAAGGGTCTTGGGGTTGCACTTGGTAGGGTTTGTATTGCAGTTGATTACCCGGTTAGCTCTATCGCTACACAGCTTGGGGTCAGCAGACAGACGGTATACAACTGGTTTGTGGGTCTATACGAACCCAAGAACCATGCGCCAAATGTCGTTGCGATGATCAAGAAGCTGGAAAAGTACTCCTAAGCAGTACCACGTAATGGAGGGGGGAGAAATCCCCCCTTTTTTGCCCCCTCAAGAGACACACATGCCAAACATCGACCTATTAGACAGAGTGCAAGCCGCCGACGGCTGGTTCGCTGTGCTTGGCATAAAAGGGAAAAGCGTACGACAGGTATTGGTTCAGACCCGTGAGGAGCTAGACAAAGCTGCAGCCGAGTTCGTTGAGCAAAAACGCAATGCGTACTTTGGCTGTGCCAAGTTTACAACTGACAAGAACCGTACCAAAGATAACGTCCAAAACATCAAGTGCTTTTGGCTGGACATAGATTGCGGGGAAAGCAAAACCCAAATCAATGAGACAACCGGAAGGCCCGATGGGTACATAGATCAGGAAGCAGGACTGAAGGAACTCAAGCGGTTCTGTGATTTGATCGGACTACCCCGCCCCCTGCTAGTCAATTCCGGCAGAGGCATCCACGCATACTGGCCCTTGAGCGCACCTGTAACACGCGCTGAGTGGGAGCCGGTAGCCAACCGCTTTAATGAGCTGTGTATCTTGCATAAGTTCTATGTGGATACCAGCGTGTTTGAAGTATCGAGGGTGTTGCGTATTCCCGGCACGTTCAACTTCAAAGATGAGCCACCGTCTGAGGTGACCATCATTAGCGATTGCGAGGATATCGAGTACACAAAGTTCCGTGACTTGCTTGGTGTTAAAGAGTTAAAGAAGATCGACGCCCCCAAGCAGGAGCTAAGCGAGCTAGCAAAGTCTTTGCTCAGCAACACCACCATCAGCTTCAGTCGCATCATGCGTAAGAGCGCGAACGGTGAGGGTTGTGCCCAGCTTCTGCATGCCTATCAGAACCAAGACAGCATCAGCGAACCATTGTGGTGGGATGCGCTATCCGTTGCCCACCTGTGCGTAGACCGTGCTACTGCGATCCACAAAATCTCAGACCAGCATCCGGAATATGACTACGAAGATACTGAGTCAAAAGCCAGTACAACAAGCGGGGCGCACCACTGCACCACGTTTGAAAAGCACAATCCCGGCGGTTGCGAAGGTTGCCCGTGGAAGGGCCGCATCAAGACCCCGCTATCACTAGGACGTGAAATCGTACGCCCTGAGAAAATTGAAGAACCCAAGGCAATACTGGTGGACGGCGGTGGGACTTATGTTATACCACCATATCCGTTCCCATTTTTCAGGGGCAAGAACGGCGGCGTGTACATAGCGCCACCAAAAGAAGATTCCGAAGCAGAAGCAACCTGTATCTACGAGCACGACATATATGTAGTCAAGCGCATGCGCGATCCCGAGGAAGGCGAGTTAGCCTTGCTTAGATTGCATCTGCCAAGAGACGAGGTATTTGAATTTACTGTACCTCTCGCAACCATCGCAGTAAAGGAGTCCCTCAGAAGCGTCCTTGCTGAAAAGGGTGTAGCCGGTTTGCCCAAGCAAATGGAAGGGCTTACGACGTTCATCATGATGTCAGTGAAGGAACTTCAATACAAGGCCAAGGCGGAGAAAATGAGAACACAATTTGGTTGGGCTGATAATGACAGCAAGATCATTATT